ACGTAGACAAAGCCAACCTGAGTGAAGCCGGCGTAGTGCCCGGTCCCGATCGATACTCCCATGAATGGAGGGAAGATCGTGTGACCAGCACTTAGATAGATTCCGAAGGCTCGACAAATCCCTGCATCTACCTTGACGAAATAGTTCCCGCCTCCCGGTAGATCGAAACCCGCTGGCGTGCGCGCAACGTCAAAGACATTGATACACCGATACGCTGAGTTCCAGCCAGGATCGCCAGCCTCGGGGCAGCGCTGCGACAGGCAGAAGAAATCGGGATTCCCAAATACCACGCCTGCAGGTGGAGTGACAGGGGTGCCGTAGTATTTGATCACCCCACTTGGACCGGAGATATCGGCCACCGGAGGCGTTGCCAAGTAAGGTGCGTAATTCGATACGGGCGATGGCATCGAACTGGCCGCGAGAAAGTCATCGCCAGGATGCCAGCCAGCTGCAATTGTCTTATCGCCGTGACAATCTACGATTGCGCCAGGCTCTCCGATGATGAGGGCAGCATCGACAATGCGGACCGCAGGATCGGTCGACGTGTTTGTAATGTCGATCCAGGAGCGTCCAGTCGCAGCTAGTCCAACTCCGTAGCCAACGACGCAGCCCTCGCCTGCTTGATTCGCGATGAGAACCAACTCAATGAACTCGCTCCAGCCCAGTACGCAACTGATGACTGGTACAAGCGGGTAAGAGAGTCCGGCAGGGTCAGGCAGCGATTCAATTTCGTATGCCTGTATCCTTGGGAAATCGAGCTGCAATACATTCGACCAGCCGCTTTCTTCGAGCGGGTCAGTCGTCCGCCGCCACTTAGAGCGCACCCAGCGGCTTGTGCCAGCTGTACCATCGACGGGAAAATCCGTGAGCGCTGCCGGAAAGATTCTTTCGTCAACGACTGCAAAGGTATCGTCGTTGGCGATTTGAACGATGAGGTAATTGACTAGCTCTGGAGGACAGGGCATTTCAAATCTTTTCGTACGCTCCAATTTCTGGAGGATTTCCCCGTGTTACTCCGTCGAAATCAAGAGTCAGGCCAGATACAGCCACGCCTGCATTCAAGGCTGGCGAGCCTGCCTGTAGATGTAGATCCGGAGTGCTGCCAGTCGAAACAAAGAACGGGTTTATTCCGATTAAATTGTGATCTTGAATAGTTCCAGAGCCTCCCATATTTGATTGTGCCCCAGTGTTCCCATAGCTGATGTTGTTGCGCACGATGGCGCCAACCGATCCATTTCCGACATCGAGACCGACCGCCCCACCATTTCTAAAGATCGTGTTGAAGTAGGCCGCACAGTTGGTTGGGTTCTGGAACCCGATCCACAGGCCTCCACGATTGTCATAAATCAAGTTGTGGTGGGCCACAGTTCCATCACCACTACCGATGAGTAGGCCAGCATAGGCTAGATTTGCGGCGCGCGTGATCCCGTTTCGATAGAAACGGCAGTATCGAATTATTTGGCGGTTGGCTTTGTCCGTTCCTCCATATCCGTTGAAGCCGTGATAGCCATGCGCATCGTTGTCGTGAATCGAGCAGCCATCGAAAAGGATGTCTGAGCCAGATATGTAGCAACCATAGGTACGGCGCGGATCGTCTGGAGGTCTAAAGAGGCCGTTGTTCAAAATCTCACATTGCAGAAACTCGTGGTGGTGATCGCTTCCATGCGGGATCAAGATCCCATGCGACCACGCCCGCGTAACCTTCACCCGCAGGAATCGGCAATGGTGTGCTAGGTGCAGATAGATCGATTCTTGTTCACTGTCGTTTCCATCCGCGGTCATGTCCTGGAAGATCAGATACTGAATCGAGCTGCTCGTAAGGCCAATGTTACGTATGGTGACCGTCTCAGAGTTGAATCCGGCAACTGTGATAGGACTTGACCAGGACGTGCCGGACGGGATTGCATAGCGGTCATTCCGGATGCGCTCGCCCCAGGCACCGCCACGCAAATAGCCCAAGTCACCGGGCCTTAGCACAGACATTAGCTTCTGGACCGTCCGGAACGGGAAGAGCTGAGTTCCAGTGTTTGCGTCTGAAGCACCCGAAGCCAATGAAGCAAAATAAGTCGTTCCCCCTACAACTACCGGTGGAACAGGAGGCGGCCCGCTAGGAGCAGGCGGCGCTGGCGGAACCGGAGGAGGTGGAGGTGGTGGCGGCGGCAACGGCTGAGTCGGATCAATCGGTGTAGGTGTCACCGGTGGATCGCTAGGAGCAGGGGCTACCGGAGGATCTAGCGGGTGAAAGAGTTGGCAACTCGCTCCTACCTGCGCCGTTCTGTGGTTGATGCTGAGTTGCGTCAGAACGGGAGGCTCTAGCGCCTCCGGCGCGTTCTCGGTGCCATCCGTTCCCTGCGAGCCGCCTGGAATACCTAGAACAGGATCACCTGTCGTCGGTGAATATGCCTGCGGACTCGGCGAAGCATACATAGAGGCGGTGACGGTACGCCCCTTCAATTCAACGGTCAGGTCACTGGAATAGCGCCAGGACTGCCAGCGTACATAGGCCTGACCGTCTGGCAATTCGTCATGGATGACGCTTGAAACATCTCCAATCTCGACGCCAAGGCCAATCAGCGGCGCCGTAAGGCTTACCGTTCTAGCCTTGCGCTGTTCATCGGCATTCCCAATTTCTCCACCCAATTCTTCGGCGAGTAGTTGTGTGCCAAGGCGTATGACTTGAGATGCCTTGAATCCGCCGCTCAATGTGCGTTGCTGCTTTAATACGAGCGGCTGGTGCTTATTGGTCGTCAGCGCGCCATAGATATCAAACATGCCGGCGCGCAACTGAGCCTCTTCGTCATACAGACTAATGTCGCGCTCGGCAAAGTCGTAATCGATATCGCTGTAAACCAGCGTCAGGTGATTGAAGCTCGGAACGAGACGCTGACTGCGGAAACTACCGTCGACAATATTTTGATTCTGTTCGAAGGTGAGCCGCCAGGGCCGTGGAGTCGTAATATCATCCCTACGTACCTTCGGCGATATCTGCCCGAAGCTGAAGACTAGATCGCAAGCCGCCTGCGCCAGCACGTCCCGGATATGATCGATTGCCGGCTTGGGTTCGCGGATCGTGCCGCGAAACTCGAAGCGCGGTTCCGTTCCAGTGCCTACTAATACCGGAACTGCTACGGAGCAGTAGTTTACGGCATCCAGGTAGGTGTTGAGATCTAGGAAGTTATCCTTGATCCAATCTGACGTCAGGTAATAAGGAGGAAAGCGCAACCCAGCGGCACGGAGCGCAATATCGACTGCAATCTGAATCGGGTTGGAACTGACAAACTCCCCAAAGTTGGTAAAGGGTCCAGTCCACCACCAGAAAGCCAGCACCTTCGCGCCGTTCAGAACCTCGACGAGAATCTGATGGGGTTCAGTTGAACTCTGCAGGCCAACGAGATCGGTGCGGCGGATGCTGACGAACGCTGTCCTGGAGCTTCTGAAATCCGGGTCGATGATCGTTCCAACGTCCTGCCCCAATGCGCCAAGCGCTACGACCGGATTAAAGCCGAAGTGCTGCGTCATTCCGTCCAAAAGAACTTGCCCAACTTCTACAACCGGGCCCTCGGATAGAATGCTGCTGGCTACAAAGAACTCCGATTCATCGCGCGTCTCAAAGATTTCTGCCTCAACAATCTGGCGGCCCGCGCCATAAACAATCGGGATCGGCTTGCCATAGACGGTTTTGAATGGCGTAGATGTCGAGGTATAGCTTTTCTTGAAGAGGCCTGAGAATCCAGTATTGTTGAGCTTCCCGGAGACCTCTTGCGGCTTGATGACGACGCCCTGAAAGTAGTTCGTCATCCCGTGGGCTGCGCATCCGTTGAGTCCGTCTAAACTCTTATCGCAGCTACCAGGATCACCGCCCGAGCCCTGCGCATCATATGGACACTCGCCGCCATCGTTGAATCGGAGCGGGCAGGTAGTCGAAACGAGCCGCTTAGGAAACTGCTGTTGCAACTGCTGGATGCCGCCTTCACATTGCAAGGTGAAGGTGCCCTGCTTCTGATCCCATTCCCAATCGACTACATAGCCGCGCCAGAGTTGGCCGAGATGCGAGCCTGGAGTGATATAGGTCGTGAAATCAAAGTCGGCACGATAAAGGTCAATCTGTTCCGAATAGGCGCGCCAAACGCCATCGGCATCGTCAAAGACAAATGACGCTTGATCGCCCGAGCCGATTTCCTGTTGAATGTCCCAGGCAAGCAGGCGCGGAAGGTAGGTTCCTGATCGCGCCATTGGGTTTGGTCCAGAGGTTTGAAGCAACTCAACCCGGCGGTCTGATACCTTGATCGCCTGCGTTGTAAGCGTATTCTCTGCCGGATGGATCTTGCAGAAGTGGACAAGACCGACGTTGCTGGTTATTTCTGCCTGAGCATAATTGGGTAGTGCCTCGCCAGGATGCCGCCAGTTGTAATACTGCCAACCGACGCCAACAAATTCAGCAACCGTTGAGGTGTTGACCTCAATCAGCTCAACTTGAACCTCAGCGGCGCCGTCCCGAAGGTAGGTCGTTTCCAGCTCGGTCGTTAGGAACCGAACGACATAGCGGCCAACCGTTTCCGCGCCAGTATCGTCTGGGCAGGGCTGCTCGAATGGATCGTAAAAGTAGAACAGATCCCGCGGGCTGCGATGCGCTTCCCAGAATGGCTTGAGCGTGTTGTCAAGATCGGCCTGGGTGAGGAATGTATGTCGAAGCCGCCAGCGGTTGCCGCCCTTGCGCTTGAGGATGCGCTGTTCTTTCTTCAACCCGATTTTATGGACAACGTACTCAGCGCCAGAAGAACGTTCGACCGTGGGTTCCAGGGCTATAGGGTAGACGCCTGAGATTGTCGGATCTGGGACCGAAATTAAGTTGCCGAAAAGGTCAGGCATTAATTAGAATGCGCGGTATGAATCGACGTGATTTTCTCAGAGCTGCTATTGTCGTTCCTGCTGTCATGGCTTTCCCATCCGAAGCGGCGCCGTCCATATTCAATCTCATGCCTTTTCCCATCAAGGCTGTGGTCGTTACCTATTCTGCAAATCGCCGCGTCACCTATCCTGTTCACGCATCGAGCCGCGTGCCAGAAACTCACGTCGAAACCCATGTGATTAAGTGGCCGGAAGGATTCGATCTAAGCAGAACTTCGCTTCGATAAAATCAATCAACTTCGATAATCGAAAACGGAATCGTGAACCGCCCGCTATGGATGAAGCAGCGTTGATGAATCAGTACCAGGAGATGTTAGTTAAGTCGATCCTTCGCAGGTTCGCTATCTCCCCTGCGGAAGCAAAGCTTATATCTTTGGAACAAGAGGCCGAAGCGGCCCGCGAGAAAGAGCCTAAACGTATCCGTCGCAAGTATCACCGCCTCGTTCGTCGTAGAGCTAAAGCTAATCCACTTCAATAATCGAGAATGGAATCGTAAACCGTCCTCCAGCACTTGCGCCGCTGGCTGAGCTGATTTGGTAGCGCGGGAAATTTTCGTCAACGAAGCGGACCTTGTAGCGTCCAGTCAACAAGACTCCAGTTCCGTCGTACTGAAAGCCGTTCGCCTGAAGATCATAAAAGTAGAAGCTCTTCCCTGCCCAGACGTGGCTGACGAAGAACGCTGCAACCTCAGCCTGCTTGGTTCCAGTAACATTCATCTCTAGACGCCAACCCTTGCGGTCGGCGGCAAAGTTTAGACGCCCGGTTTCGTGAACATCCCAGTGTCGATGCGCCAGGATCTCTTTGGCTGTGGTTTCTTGCCAACTTGTGAAGATAGCCGAGCCGGTTTGAGGCAGGACGCCTGCTGGGGTTGATGAGCCGATCGGGTGAGGGCCTACCGGCTGTGATAACTCTCGAACGACACTAACGATGCAGATCTTGCCGTCAACGCTGCTCTGGTGTATTTCTCCCTTGATGCAGATCTTGCCGTCAACGCTGCTCTGGTGGACCTGCCCAACAATCGTGATCTTGCCGAAGTAATCGTGTTGCTGGAGCTCTCCAACGATGCAGACCTTGCCGTCTTGCGGGTCAAGAACGGGAGAAGTCGTTCCAACGATGCAGAACTTCCCAACCGGAGTATTGTGATTCCCGACTATACAAATCTTGCCGGATACAGATTCATCGGGCATGGATGCTCAAGCCGCCGCTGCAAACATTTCCGTGAGGTTAAAGCTACGGCTCTGGCCGGTTGTTAGGGTGAATTCAGACGCCAGATCACGAACGTCGATTATTTTTCCATCGTTGTTTTGGGTCGTTGCCAGGAACAGCGAACGCGCAATGGACCAAGTGCCGGTTGCGGAAAATGCGAGTGTCTTTGATGTTCCCTGCCAGAAACCTCCAATGAGCGCCGCAACCCAATCCGTCGAGTCAGCCCGGACTTTTACGCGCGCGTATCCCGTGCCAGTGACTTCGTTGATAGAAGCCAGCGTTACCGCTTCTGTGAGCGTTGCCCGTAGAGACTGCGACAGCCCGACCCAGTAGTATTGCGGGACGCTACCTGCTCCGGTTGCCGTCCTGGTAATCGCAATGCTTCCAGCCGAGCTCCCAATAGTCAGAGCGTTCGTTGAGAGCACAATCAGAGGCAGTGGGGTATTTGCCAGGAAGCCTCCGAATGTGACGATGAAGTTTGGGAAGGTTCCAGAAACGACAACGCCACCGGCCGGGATGCTGGCAAGAGCTTCCAAGGCTGCATCAATCGCCGCCGCATTGTCATTGAAGGCTAGAGACGCTGTTTCATCGCCTTCAAAGCTCAGCTTGTAGGTCCCGGCGTCTGCCGTGATGTCGAGCGTTTGAACCTCGGTCACAGTCTGAATTTTATGGAATATTTGCTTGAGTACAAATTCCTGCCCTTCCTGAACCAGTGTCGCAACCATTGTTATTCCTCTCTAGGTGCCGATTAACCCGCCTAAAATGTTCTGCCGCCTGTAGTCGCTATTGATAGCTGTACCAACCTGTTCTGTGACGTAGCGTCGTTCTTCACGGATCACTTGCCGAACGGCTGACTTGATAGCCGAAGCAGCATCAGCAGTGGCTCCACGAGCGTCGATATTGAAGATGAAATTACCGCCGACAGTGCCCTTATTCTGCGCAGCGGGGATGATGGCCTCTCCCTGATGCACCATCGCTAGACCGGTGCGCGGAACGTAGGGTGTCCCAAACTCAAACGCAGGAACGCCGCGGCTTGGGTCGAAGCTCAGCGACCGGCCGGCCGAACCGCCATAGAATTTCTGATAGATGGGCAAGCGTGACGGGTCCTGGCCGCTGGCTGTCGCGTAGTTCAGGAGCAGGCCTTGAATCTGATCGAGCCGCAAGGTTTCGAAGCGCTTCTTGTCCGCGTCCTTGCCGAAGACGGTTTCGCCATAGTTCTTGATCTGTTTCAGGATCTTGTTGTCGGGAACGTTGATGGCGAAGTCCCTAAGGATCTCTGCCCGGAACTTCTCTTCCCTGGTCTTGCGTAGCTTCAGATAAGCGATGGTTGCGGCAATACCGATACCGGCCGCAATCGTGAACGGGTTGGTAAAGAATGCTCCGAGTTGCGCTCCTGAGAGGCCAAGGAATGAACTGCCTCCGGCCGCACTGCCGGCAGCTCCCCCAGCAGGAAGCAGCCCGGTATTAGCAAAGGTCGTTGGCAGGGCCCCGGCGACGCCTGGGGTTAATGCTGCGCCGCCAGCGGCCAAGCCTGCTCCAGTACCGCCGAGCCCCAACAAGCTGCCCAAGCCTCCACCAAAACCGCCCCTGGCAGGCAGGAAAGGCGGCGTCCCTGCGATTCCTCCACCGCCACCGAATAAACCACCCAGGCCGCTGAACAGACCTCCGCCACCGCCTCCCTGGCGAGCACCGCCGAACAGGCCAGATATACCAGAGAACAAGCCACCGAATAGACCGCCACTTTGAGCTGCACCACCGCCTCCGGGCCGCGCACCAGTAAAGAGCGTTGCAACTAGGTTCCCGAACAGATCCTTCATCCCGGTGATGAATGTTCCCTTGATGTAGTCGAGCAGCCCCGCAAAGCCCTTCTTGCCCCGGAGGAAGATGGCATCAAAAACTCCTTCGGCCTGAGTCCTGATCTTGTCGAATGTTTCGTCATATTGATTGCGGAGCAATTCAAGTTGCTTCCGGCCTTGGAACTTTTCTAATACCGCCAGTTCGGCGGGATCGGATACTGCGGCACTTGCTTGTTTCTGCTTGGCTAACAATTCAAAAAGCTGGCTCTCATGCTTGTTCCGTCCCATTGCTGCCGCGTCCATGACTTCAATTTCGGCTTCCATGTTGCCGATACGGGCTAGGCGCTCATTCTCAGTTGCAAACATCGCCTGCTTGAGCTTGAACTCGTTATCGATCTGGATAACGTATGCCTTGTTGGCGACTTCAAGAGTCGCGTTGATTTCCTTCTGAATTTCTTCCTGTGAAGGCAGACCTTTGGCAGCACCAGCGGCGAGACTAAAAGTTCCGAAGCCGCCCTCTTCGGAAACCGTTAGACCCGCCTTGGCAAACACTTCATTGCGTGCGGCAATCTTGGCGGCTGTGGCGGCTTGCTCTGCGGCCGTGATGGTACCTGGACGAACGGCACCGCCAGTTTTTTGCTCGGCTTCGATAATCTTCCTGAATCGCTGGTCTATTTCATCAAACTGAGCAGCGATACCGTTCAGAGCCTTTCTATTGAGTGAGGCAATCTGCTCGTCTACCGACTGACGAGCCGCTGCAATCTTTTTGAAGGCATCTGGATCAACCGTACCTCCTCCGGCTAGGCCGGCTCTCGACGGCGGCGCGCCTGGGTATTGACTGCGGTTTGCTTTGAAGTCTTCATTAGCGAGGATTCCGAGCTGACGCCTTGCTTCATCTTCAGAAATCTTTCCGGCATTGAACTGCTGGAGAAAGGGCTTGGCATTGATGCCGCGGTTTTGGAGGGTATTGACGAGACCTACTAGGCTTTCGATGGATTGAGCCCTGCTTAAGTCTTCGTTCTTGATAGATTTGTACGCGCTGACTCCTGTTCCTGCGAGCGCGCCAAACGAAGCGCCTAGACCAATCAGACCGGCCGCGCTCACTGCCGCGCTACCTGCAGTGATTTGCGCCAGCTTCGCTCCTATAAGCCCGAGAATTGTCAAGCCTTCACCAGCAGCAAGGCCCTTGAGAGCCAGAGCTAAAAAGCTAACTGCATTAGCAATTAGAGTGACGCCTGCTGACCAAGGCACGAACCTCCAAAGCGCCCAAGCCGCAGCACCTGCGCCGATGGCCCCCGTGTATTCATTGATGCCTCCAGTGCTACCAAAAAACTCAAATAAGTCTTTGGTAGCTTTTAGGACATCAAGAGTGATTGCGAGGAGTCCGAGATAGGCAGGCTGCAATCTTTCGCCGATAGCCGCTCTGGTCAGCTCCATCTGATTCTGGAGTTGTGCCTGCTTGATAGCGAAGTCCTCAGACGCGCTCGCAGCGTTGCCAGAGAATAAGCCCAACTCTTTGAGGAAGCCAATTCCAGCAAGAATGCTCTTCGACTGTTTGTCTAGTTTGTCAGCTGAATTGGTATGCGCGATGGCGAGCTTGACGTGTTCAATTTCGGTGCTGCTTAGGATGTTACGATATTGGGTATAATCAATCTGTCCTGCCTTAGCGAGCTTGAAAGTGCCCTCAAGGGCTCGGCCGTAGTTGATTGAAACGCCCGTCGCATCGGTGAGCGTTGAAAGTTCGTCTTTGAATCCCTGGGTGAAGACCTTGATGGATTCAGACAAGCCCAAGTGTGACTGCCGATTGAATACAGCCGCATCCTTGTTCTTGTTCATCAACTCCGTGGCAAACTTCAGATTCAAGCCACTAGCAAGCAAATTCTGTAGACCCTTCGAAGAGTCTGTTAAATTCAGGATTCCATCTTTTGTTAAATCCTTGCTCGCTTTTGAGGCCTCACCAAAGTTCATGCCAAGGTTTTTTGAAACGGCCTGCAAGCCAGCCTGAGCACCTCTGAGACGCACACTGGCATCAATCGATTCGTTAAAGAATCCGACTAACTCTCGAAGGCCTAGGCCCACACCGAGAGCAGCGAGTACATTCCGAGCTTGTCCGAAGGCACTGCTCATCATGCTGCCCGCAGTGGCCGCGCCCTTTGCCTTTTGCTCGACTCCAAGTAATGAGTCGGCCAGTTCTGAGCCTGCAGTTTTCGTCAAGCGTAAGTGCTGAGCTGAAGCACTTAGTTTGTCGAGAGAGGCCCTCGTCTCGTTGATCATTTGAGTCAACGGAGCAAAGGCTGCAGCGCTTTCTCGGCCGGGCCCCTTGGCGCTCGCGGCAGCTTTATTTTGGGCCGCTTCAATTTGTCTGAAGGCGACTAGGACCTTGCTCGGGTCCGCCTCCATGATGTATTTCAGGATTTCGTTTTCAGATGCCATTTACTTTGGAAACAACTGTGAAAGTAAATCTGCCATGTGATTTCGAAACATCAGAGCTAGTCGCTGATCACGCTCATATTCGCTGCGCTGCCATTGCATCGTGAGCAGCAAGAGGTCTGTGGAACTGATCTCTTTCATAGACAGCAATCCGAACCGCGCTTGCTGTTCTAACTTCTCTGCCGTTTCGAACCACTCTCCTGCAGCTTCTATCCGCTCTTTCTTGGCGAGCTTTTCCGGCTTCATCGGGTTCTTGCTGCAGCCGTTGCAGGCCTTGGGGTTGATCTGTAATTTTTCGCAGTGCTGAACTTTGGGGTGAGCTAGCCGGATGTCTTCTTGCGCCTGACCGTCTCCAAGCACTTCGAAGAGTTGGCGGAACTGAGGTTCATCGGGACAACCGCCGCCGATGGCGCCCCGGTACTCTTCAAGCTCACGCAATAGTCCGGGGAACTGCTGCGCGATTAGCCGTTTTTTGACTGAACGCCGCCGAAGAGTTCCGTCAATATCCAGTATTTGTGCCAGAACGGGACGAGCTTGACCCATGCTTCTTTATTGGCCGCTGTGCAAGGCTCGCCTTTGATTGTTACGCCTTCTACTGATTCAACAAGTGGCTCGTAAAGCTGCTCAAGCACGTCATAGTTCGTGGTGCGTTCGAACGCGTGATCCTTGCTGTGGATTTTCTGGCGGTCTGTGGCGCGCTCATAGCGATGGCATTCTGTAGCTGTCTCGCGTCTGAAGCTATGGGCCATTTCTACTGGCACTAAACCAACGCCAGCAAAGAACACGTTTTGCACCAGCGTGATTGTTTCGTTGAGGTCTAAGCTGAAAAATTGCGCAGAGGCATGGTTGCCGTTTGAATTGTGCGGCTGGTCGTCAACTTCTTTTTGCTTGATTCTGAATTGGCCGAATCCTTCCATCACCACGCCGCGCGGGATGAAGTAGCGTGGATTCTTCTTGATCCATTCCTTGCTCTGTTCTGGACTTGGGTCACCTTCTCGTGGCGGGCCTCCGTGAACAGAGAGCCTAGAAAAATATTTCCAGAAAAAGTCGTCAATCGCTTCCTTGCCGCCCTTGACGATCTCGCGGTCTCCTCCGTCCTCTGACCGGACGCGGTAATTGATCTCAGATAGAAGCTGCTTCAAGTCGAATGCGCGATACTGCCGCATGTGAGTGTAAAACGTGTGCGATTTTCCGTTGACTGTAGCATCAAAGGGGAATATCAACTCTTCCGCCGTCAACTCCCAGGCAACGGCCTTCCCTACCTTCAGCTCCTGCCCTTCAATTTGTAGTTCGCTCATTGGCTCCCTCGTTTACCTGGCTCCCTGAAAAGAAAAATGGGCGGGTGCCGGAACCTCCTCACGAAGTCCGGGTCTGCCCATTTCACCCGGTGGGGAGCCACCTTTCCGGGCTATCCGTTAACCAGAATGTCGGTGCCGCTGATACCCGTCAGCAGCGTCAGCGTGATTGGCTCCATAGATCCAGACTTCAGAATCGAGTCGTCATCCATCGTCATCGTGTAAGCGACGGTTTCGCCGTCTTCGCTGAAGGCTTCCTCGCTGATCTTGCAAGCCGGAATGTCAATTGTGAGCGTGTGCTGGTTTGTGCCGCCGGTGATAATGTCCTCAGACTTACAGATGATCTGAAGAGCGCAAAGGTCTTGTGCGAGGAAGTTCTCACGCACGACAGCATCGATCTCAATCTTGACCTCAGCCTTTGCCGAGAGCTTGCCGCGCAGAACCTTGCTGAGCAGGTTCTCTTCACCTGTCGGGTTGCACAGGTGATACTTAGGCTCTGCGGCCTGGCTGACATCTACCTGCCAGTCCAGAACCTTGCCGCAGATCCCGCTGCTGAGAGCTGAGAATGGTCCAAAGCTCAGCGTCCCGAATAGCGTTTTGAAGAACGTTGCGGTGCTCACGCTTGGGACAGCAGCTACGCTGTCCTCGTACTCTCGGGCGCCGCCCTCCCAAGAAATCAGAAGGTGATCGTCCATCTTGCCATGCAGACGGAAACTGTTGATCCACCCACCGGATACTTTCTTCTGGTAGATACTGCCCATTTTCTCGAAGAAACTGGTGTAGCGAACCTCTGTCAGCGTCGTCAGGTCTTCGAACGTGATGACATGGGTATACTCTGGCCCGGCACCTGTAGTAACGACCTTCCCCATGACGAACGCAGCGGCAAAGAGGATGTCGAGCTCTGTGGCCGACATCTCGCGCGACGGGATAACGAATCGCTTCGTCACCACGTCATAGAACGTGGCGAAGGGATGGCCTTTGCCAAACCATTCCTTGTCGGAAATGGAGTCCTTGTCCATCGTGACCGGAGCGAAGGTGCGGACGGGCCTTAGCCTGTCAATGTTGCCATCCGCCAACGCTGTAAAGATGTCCGACTGTTTGTTGAGGCTGAAAGCGAAATACCAAGTCCTTGTGTGAACTTCACCGGCCATGATCGTTCTCCTTTACGTCGTCGTTTTTTGATATGCCCTGAAACGCAGAAGGGGCGGCCAACTTGGGAAGAGCTCCCAAATCAACCGCCCCTTAGCTAAGGCTGCGTTGTCCTCTTGCTGGGTTCATGAGGCCCGGCATAAGACGAGGAATTTAGTTATTTGCCTGAATGATGAATTACATTTTCAAATGTCTTCGCACAGCTCCTCTAATTCCAACCAGTCAAGAAATCCTTTTGCCCTGGTGACCTCTATAGGTTTCTTTGCTCCAGGAATCTTGACTTCTGGCTCGCCGTTTAGCTCTGCATTGAGAACCAAAGTTTTGGCATCCCGAATGGCCTGAAGCCTGATTGATTTCCCGAATTTCTTATTAGGCATTTATTCACCCCAGCCACTGAGCCCGCTAACGCGGATCATCAGATTCACGGCTGAAGCTGTTTCATCTTTCGTGAAACTATGAGTTGGCAGCATCGGTGCTGCGAAAAACCCAACATTAGAAGCGTTGATGGCGATTACCTTGGCGATCAGCGTGTCTGCGAGTTCCGCCATGTGAAGGGCGAGAATTTCGTTGTCTATAAGGCCTGGATACTGAGCTTTAACCGCCGGGCTCAAATACTGCTCAGTCAAAACAATCAGCGCGTTAAAGTCGGCTGTGCCTTTCTCTAACTGCGAGGTCATGCACATCATGAATTTCCAATCTAAGCGCCCCTTCCACCAGTCGAGAAACAAGCCCGGGGGCTCGTTGTCTCGCACGTCGTAAGCTATCGGGGCTGCCGGGATTCCGAACCTGAAGACTCGCCCTGGATATTGCGTGAGCGCCAACTGCTCCTGGAGAATGATGAAGGCTTCCTTGATCTTCATCAGGCGACGCTTAGCTTGATCTCGATGGTTTTGCTGCTGAACAATTTTGCGCCCTTGATCTGGTCACCCAGGAGTTTGCGGAGGCCTACTCGGCTGTCGTCGATGGCCGGTCGCAGGAATGGCTTCGCGGCGAATGTCTGTGCCGGAATGTCGGCGCGTAGCCGAAAGATGAATTCTCCGATACCGCCTCCGGTTGGGATCTTCAGCGCCTTGGCTCTGACTGGGCGAACGGTGTAGGCTTTGCGGCGAAACCCTTGCTCCCAGGCCTTGCCGTAAACCAAGCTGGTGCCAATGGAGAACGAGTTTGGCGACTCCGGTTTCTCGTGCTCTTGAACGTCCTTCAGCAAGTTGCCGGTACGGATATTCAGCACCTTGCCGCTGACGTTCTGCTCGGCCTTGTCGCCAACCATCTCAAGGCCCTTGTCGCGCCAGACCTTGATGGCGTTATCAAAGTTCTTTTGCAGGAATGGCATTGTCTTAGGCCGCCGCCGGCGTAGCGAACTTATCGAGGATGGCTCTCTCTTCAGGAGTGAACCCGCCCTTCTCTCTGATGAATTCTTGCCAGACTGCCTGGACTCCAGTTGTTTGAGTTTGCGTGCGGTGCCAGTCAGAGCCGGAAGTCATGCGATACACACGAGCAATCACCATCAGCACGGCGAGCTTCAGCCGTGCTGGAATCTCTTCATATCCGGCCTCGTAGGTTGCCAGGAGTTCTATATAGGGTTGTGAGACTGAGCCGCCAGTAAGTCCCAGCGGAAACGTTCCGATATCAAAGCCTAGAAGCGGTGCGCCAAAGACAAGAATCCCGGCTTGAAAATCTACACTGTAGAGATTGCGTGCAATCGTGACCGGACTGACCGGTTCCCCATCGGTTGCGCTGCGCTGCCTGACTTGCTTTAGCTCGATGAATTCAGTGACAGGCCGATGCTTGAGCCGATACTCTACACGCTGCGCAATTATAATTTGATCGAACGTCACGCTGGGACGGCGGATCAAACATTGCTCATCTTCATGTTCTTGCAGCTCGAATTTGCGATTACAGTAGTCCTCGACCATATCCTCGACGGTCTCAATCACAATCGTTTCGAGCACGCCGATGGTGTTGGCCATCGGTTTCACGAACGCGACAACCTCTTCAGGCGTTACAAGTCTTCCGACATTAGGAAAGGACATAGGGCTTCGGTTGAGGCGTAGGCGGCGCCGGAACCTCCGGCGATTTCCCGCATCACGGCTTTTTGCGAATGATCATGTGGAAAAAAGAGGGCGCACTTACGCACGCCCTCAGAAGTTACTAGGTGGTTGTTGGTCTAGGCTGTTGCGGCTGGCTTGATCACAACGGTTCTGGTTGCAATCTCAAGCCGTCTGTGATGGGTTGTCCCGCCGATAAGTTCGAGCGCACCGAACATCACGGTTTTGAATTGCTTATCCAAAACGTTGTTCAGAACCATCTCGAAGGTTTTTGGATCCGCCCCGGCTTGTCCCAGGACTTCCACATACTGCCAAGACACCAGGTCCTCAGTGAGAATGTGCAGGTCGTAGACGTAGGGAGTCGTGGTTGTTCCGACGTTGAATGGATCGGAGATGACAGGCAACGCGCCCGCCGGTGTGTTCAGGAACATGACCTGCATCGGGTTGTTGCCATTAAAGATGGAGGTCTGTTGAATGTTGACATTGATACCCAGGGCCAGCAGTTCTTGGCCGATCATGAAAGCTACATAAGCGTTCGTGTAGATTGCAGTCGGCAAGACTAGCTGATCTTTGTTGTTCACCATCTCCGCGCAGTTGCGGTTGATGGCGTCGACAATCGACTCCGACGTTGAAATGTTTTCTCCTGCACCCAAGATTTCGTTCAGGCCGTCGAATTCGTTGGCGTCGTTATCGATATCTCCGGTGTATATTAGCGTCGACCAGAGACGGAGAGCCGCGTTCTTCTGATCAGCCACATCCTTAGCCTCAAGGTCGCCGTAGCGGTTCCCCTGTTGGCCGTAGACGGACAAATCAAAGGCGCCGAACTGAATGTCTTTGACGATCGCCTTGATGTCACGCCGCACCCGCTCGCTTCTGGTTGGGTTCGTCGGAGTGAATCCGAGATTGCGCACAGGAGCTACGCGGGCATTGCCTAGCGCTGTTTGGGTGAAGCCGCCGGTTGTCTCGCCTGGTGCCTTGATCTTCTTGATGCGATTGAACAGAACATATCTCCGATAAACGTCATCGAAAATCTGCTTGTCAAACTCATCAATGAGGATCGCTCCAGGATAGAAACCGGTTGCCGCTTCTAATTCCAAGGTACTCATGCGGGCCGCAAAGTCTTGTCTGCTGTTCACCTTACACCTCCCGCCATCTGACCTTTCAGGAAGCGCCGCTTACCTGAAGAAACAGCCGCCAGTAGGTTCAGCTTCTCGTCCTTCGACATGCCGGCGTCTTCGTCGATCAGATTCTTGAGATTGGTGAAGGTTTCAGCGGTGAATTCCGCTTCGTCGTCGCCCACCTTGTATTTCGAGGCGAACATTTCCAGAGGCCCCTTGCTTCTGCGTAGGCCTTCCCCTGGCTTGGGGGTGCTGGCTTCAAGAACAGGCTTCAGAGAGTCCTTCAAATCCTTGAAACCGGCTGTTACGGCTGCGATGAGTTCGGCGTTGCCGTTCTCGGGTGCTTTCTCTTCTTTCTTTTCAGCCGGCTTCGCTGCCGCGACGCTGGCTTCCAACTTGTTCTGACTTGCTTTCAATTCCGCAACATCAGCGGTGACTTTTGCGATGCTGTTGGTCAACTCGGCCTTGAAAGGAGTCAGACAGCTGGTAATGGTCTCGAGAATTTCTTCTTTAGACATTTCCATCTCGTGCTCCTTTCGTTTGATTTGTGTTGCGGCTAAAGCAGTCTCCCGATACGCAGCCGCCTTGCGTAAAACGAGCGTGGCACCGCGCCACTCATAGCCCGTCAGCTCGGCGAACTTTTCACCGTCTGACTCCTTCACAACCGCAGTGACATCCACCACGTCGTAAGAAAAACCCATGAGGCCATCACGAGACAGCGCGATGATCTCGTCCACTAATGCGGGATCACTTTCCCGATACAAAAAACCTGAAGCTTTCGCAGCAACCGAACCATCTGGCTCCTTCTGAACCCAGGCGCTGACAAACTCGCCAACCCGGATTGACTCGCGGTGAGACTTCAAATCCTTGGCAGCAAAGACGCCGCGGCCCTGGACCTTGACGGAAACAGCCGCGCCGTTGTGCGCTACCATGTCGCTGTAGTGCTGTCCCAGTTCTGAGATCTTGGCTTCGAGTAGAGCGGCCGGGATGTTGACCCTGTAAGGGCCCCCAGGCATGAACTCAGTTCCTCCCACGTCGCCGTCGCTTAGTCTGTCGCCGTAGGTAATAGTTGCGACGAACGGGTAAACGTCCTTCGGGCTTCTGGCGGCGGCCTGAATCTCAAACCGGATTGTTTCTAGTCGAAGTTTGTTGCTCATTGAAAAATGCCCCTTAGACGCAGAAAAGGGGGCAGCAATCCTGGGAATTGTTTCCCCAGAACCACTGCCCCCTTTCGAAAGGCTGCGTCACCCTCTTGCCGAGTTCATGAGGCCCGGCAAAACGAGGATTATGAAAATTCGTTCAGATAATTTCTATTTCATGACATCCCTTGTTCGTGTGTGGCTCTCCATGCTTCACTACCCTTGCGTGTCCACAGACTACATTCGCCAGCCGCGCCTCGATGCCTTCCTGCCATAGACGGCCAAAGAAGTGAATATCTTGCCGACCGTAAGCTCCATGCTGAAGCCTGCGATTCTCTACCGTGCCGTCATGGTTCCACTGCCATTCTCTGGTAGTATCAAAAACTGGAGGTTCCAATTTGGCAAACACGGAGCTGTGAACGAGTAGGCAGCCCATCCCCGCAAACTCAAGCCTGCCATTTGGGTCGAGCGAATATGCCCAGGTGCCGCCGCGGTTGCGATATTTCGCGCTGATGACCTTGGCTTCAGGCAGCATCAAGCGCAGTGCGTTCTCAGGGGGAATAACGTCTTCCTCTAAGAACCACAGCCAGTCGGCCTTTGCAGCAAGCGCTTTCTCTGTGATTGCGTTCTGTGCGTCAGGGATCGGCTTGTCGTGCTCGAAGCAGGGGATGAAATCAACCTGAGCGTTCTTGATGTTCCAGAGGCAAGCCTCCATCGTCCGGCTGTGGATGAGGCCTCGGGAAGCGATGCAGAGAGCGACTAGCACTCAATCTGAGACCCGCTAAGCGGATCTGTAAAGAACTGCTTGGGTTTTTCTGAAGCCTTAACGTGCTCAAGAGCATCTAAAATCGCTCTAACATGATTCCCGTTCGCTCCACAGTATCCAGCGTAAGCATCAGGTACATTGATGTCCCACTTCTTGATGCACTGCCAGACAGCTTCAAACTCAGGCGAGGCCAACATCTCTGGAGTCGGATCAGGCCATGGTATAGGATTCTTTGGCTCTCCGTCATGAATCAGCCTTGGGCTTAGTGGCCATCCGGGCATCACTTCATCGTCCTTTGTCATGTCGTGGCTCCCTCCCGACTAATCCCAAACCGCCGTTTCTGCTCGCCAGCGTTTCTCTGCTCTGCCATCAACCCCTTGGCCCTCGCCAACGGCTCAAACTCCAGCCGAATACGTGCTGCCTGACCGATGTTTCCCATCTGTTGATTGCGGCTCCCCTGCCGGATGTGGACTTGGTAGATCGCCTTCGGACATTGGATCATCGTCGCGCCATTCACCCAGCACTTGCACCAGAAATGCCAGTCTTCCCAGATCGGCAAGTCTTCGAATCCGCCCACCTTGTTGAATAGATCGTGCCGGACCATGGCCCCGATTAGGATATGGCTGTGCCGGAGCAGGTCGCCACCCGGCTTGATTTGGTCAACCGGCTTGTGCGAACCGTCCCAGTAGAAGCGCTCGCGGTTTGGGATACGGACATCGCCTTCGCCTGCCAGCATGGCTTCGACGTATTCGGGGTGAAGTGTGTCATCTGCGTCGCAGAACACGAGGAATTCTGTCTCAGACATCGCCGCCCCGCGATTCCTAGCAATATGGAGCGCGTTCGGCTCGTCAACATGCACGCGGTGAAATTCCGTGGGCCTCTGCGTCTGGTTGATGACGGAGCCGATGGCACGACGTGCTAGGCCATCCCAGAAGGCTCGGTCAGGGCCGTAGGTGGCAACGACAACTGAGACAGTTGTCACTCCAGGATGTCCTGCGTCTGAAGAACATCAACCATTGCTTGCAAGCTAGCGCGGAGCATTTCTGCCTCTTTGATATCCAGAGTGAGGCAGGATTGCATCTGATCACCCACGCAGATGGCCATCTGCACGTAGGGAAATTCAAACTCAAGAATAACTTCAGCAGAGTCAATCCGAATGATGGTCTTCACGTCTACCTACTTCTTTTTCGGCACAGGTTTAGGTTGCGGCTCGTCTCGTTTTGCTGGCGTAGAGTCAGGCTTTGGTGGAGGTTGAGGTTTTGGATCTTCGTTTGCCATTGACATTGGCGCTCGGCTGGCTGGCGGTTGCACCTTACGGATGGAAACGTCTCGGGAGGCGGGCTCCTCATGCGTGCCTTTCAGGATGCCGGTTATTTTCAGGATATCGATAATTTCGGCATTCTCTTTTAGAAACCGACGATTATTGTTATCCGAATACACCCTGATGGGAAAGGCCCGAGGATGCTCTTGATCCGACTCAACGGCAAAGCTGGTGCGCTCATCGTTGGTGTAGACACAGAACTGATCGCCGATCTTCGTTCCGTTGATTCGCGCTCTTGAATTCAAATAAGTGTTCATTGAATTGCCTCCATCATCAAAGATTCAACTCGCGCCTTCGCCGCTTCCACCGCCTCAATGTAGGGCGCGTAAATCAGGTCGCGGTCTTCCTTGCGCAGCTTGTAGTTCGTCAGGCGTTGATTGTGCTGGTACTCGTGGTAATGAAAAAATATCAGCGGTTGTCCATTGAGCCTCACTCCCCACGGGCCATCAACAACCCTATATTGAGAGACGTTCCAAGGCGCGGTCCCCACGCCGATGTTCTGAATCTCGCAGACCTCGCCGGGATAGTCTGTTGGCCAGGCGTCCAAGTATTTCTGATCGCCGCATCCTTCTTTAGCAGAGCATTTCTCTCGGCACTGTCGCGCCCACTTCTCTAGGCACTTGAAGCCGACCGCCCCTCGGAAAGTCACCCAAGACACGTTGAACTTTCCGTTAACTTCCATGTGCTTCCGCTCTGGAGGAAATCTATGTGGGACAATTCCGATTGAGCGCTCGCCGATCTCTGCGAAGACGGCTTCTGGATCGGATGCGAACCAGCAATCAGAATCCAGATAAGTAATTTCACTATGAGGCAAAAGCCAATGAGCAAAATTTGAGGCGCACGTCCAACAGTATTCTTGCCACGTTCTTGAGTCTTTGATTGGCTCGTTGAACATGAATCGCTCTACGGCGCTGAGCCAAAACACGTCCATGTGGTCCAATGCCAAACTATTGAGCGCCGCCGCGCATTCATCATCCATCGCCAGAACGTGGAGCCTGAATGGACGACTAGAATGGCGATTCAAAGAGTCATAGAGGGCCAAGCCTTGCGGAAGAAAGCGCGAATCCCACAAGCTGCAATAACGTCTAACTAAAACGCTCATAGCCCGAACAACCAAGGCTTGATCCTGTCATCATGCGTTGCTACGGCTTCGTGATTCAGGTCGAAGTCTGTTTTGGTGTAGCCCAGCATGCGCGCATTCCTCTCTATCCAATCCTGACAGACAGCACACCAACTCACTGTGCAATTACGATAGACAAGCGTCCTTTGGTGCCTGCTATGAAACCACCGTCCGCATGCCTGACCGATGCAAAGTAATTGATAAAGTTTCTTCATACCGAATGATGAAACAGCCCTTTCTTGCAAAGGTAACTCCGGTGAATCACGCCGTCTTGAGCCGGAGCAACGTCGATCGCCGCTATCACGGGCAGGCCGTATTCGTCGAAGAGCCCGCGCAATTCCGCTTCGTTGAATCGAGCCTCAATCATCGGTATGCCGTAGCCCTCTTTCAGGAACCAGGCCGTCTCCTTGTTCCAAACTGGCGTCCTGTGAAAGATTGCAAACTGACTCGCAACCCTGGAGGTTTCAACAATCACCTGCTCGTATTCGCGGACGTGGAGAAGCACCCCGCCGCTGAGCACGATATCGAAGGCCCCGGCTTCATACGGCAGCGCACGCGCGTCTCCGACATCGAACGGCATGTCAGGCCAGAGCCGCTTAGCAAGACGCTGGTAGGCTGGAGAGAAGTCCAGAGCGCGATAATGTATCTGATCGAATCCTGACAACCTCATCACTTCCAAGTTGTACCCACAGGAAGCCCCAACCTCAAGAACCCTGACACCAAACAGAGCCCCAGGGAGCTGCACGCCAATATGGGAAAAACAGCGAACGAGCGCTTCATACGGCGCAACCGGCTTCCCTTGTCTCCACGCTTCCAGCTCCGGCTGAACACACGCCTCGTACTGCAACTGTGGGATCCTCTCATCCATCCAAGCGTCGGCGTACAGTGCTGCCACTTCAGCGACTTCCTCTGGCTTCAGTTGGCGGTAATGTGTCGAGATTGCAGGCATTCTTTTGAAGTGTCTCAGAAACCAATGGCATCCGCTGCTGGTAGGTGTGCCGCGTCAGTGTCTTCTGCTGGCCGGCCTCAGCAATAGATTTGCCGAGCGTCCAATGATCTAAATAATGACGAACGAGGCGAGCAGCTTCCTCTGGATTCTGGTACGCAATGCACTCATCCGCGGTGAAGAAATCGTCAAGATTCTTCCGCCATTCGGTGAATAGCAAGGCTCCACAGCCCGTGACTTCAAAAAGTCTGAGGTTATTCGCATACGGACCAGCTACAGCCCCGTGGCGGTTCACAACGATCTTGGCGCGATGCAGAAGCCTGTAATAGTCTAGTCCCCAGGCGGGCCCTAGATACTTCTTACGTATAGGACTCCCAGCCGGAAGGTTCTCATAGCCGTAGCCCCAGAACTGCATTGACGGAATCTCTCTCGCCAGCGTTTCGAGCAATGGCAAGGAATCTGTCCAGTGGAAGCCGATGCCACCGACGAAGAGACAATCAATATCACGTTCTGGTTCTTCCGGCCCAAGCCGCGTCAGTACGTCCGGCTCGAAGGCCAGCGGCAGGTAGACCGCTTTGACTCCTAGATCCTGAAACCGCTTGAGGTAGTGAGGGAAACTGGTAAACAGCACGTCGCATTGTCGCACCTTGTCCGCAAGGGGCATGGGGCACGAGCACTGACCAGTCATCAAATAGCCTTCCCTTTTCAGAATCGCTAGAGACTCATGGTTTAGAAATGACAAATCCTGGAGGAAAACCACGGCAGGCTTGAAGGCCCTGATTTGCTCCAGCACAATTCTCCACGGATATGCGGCTCTGCAATCATTCTCTCTAGCCCATTGTTCTTGCAGCGGCGCGTAATTCCCGATGATATCCAGCGTTTCCCAGCCCAGCGCGCGGAGGTTGCGGGAGTAGTAGTCCGCAGTTCCGAATGAGAAAGCCAGGAGCCGCTGCAGCTCGGCTTCGTAGCCAGCCTCTGGATTGAGCTGCCAAGTGCTTAGAAAGTCAGGGTAATAAGTGTCTAAAATCGCGGCGCGCGGGATCACTCTTTTTTCTTTTGGACTGCGAGGAAAGCAGCGTGTTGCTCTGCGTCCATATGCCCAGAGAGTTTGTAAATCCACTGTTTACATTTCTCGCAGGTCTTCCCCATAATTTGAAGAGCCGCTTTGTCATCACCAATCGTCGAAGTCTTGATGTCTCCGCACTTGCCGCATTCCCAAACGACGGCAATAGGGTTGATCTGATCCATCAACCTACCTCCGAACCTCTGCATAGCAATCACTGAATCACCATCAACTCAAGCTTGTCCTGCCAGTGACAAACCACATCAAGCAACGGCTCTTTCTCCCGAAACCAGCGACGCAAATGCCTTGACTCTTCACCCATGCGATTCGGCCCGGTACGGAACAGCCGGCACATGGAGCCCATCACCTCTGCGTCTTTCAAACGCTCAATATCTCCGTTGCGCCGCACGAATACCGGAGGACCCCCATTTGGATGAGGAAGGATCAACCAGCGATGCGCCGCTTCCTCGAAATTGAAGAGCGACTCCTTCATCACGCTGGGGAAAACTGCCGTCCCTCTCTTGGCAATTCTGCTCATAGTTCGAGCGCAAGCGATAGGGTCCTGCACATGCTCTAACACGTGCGCGCAAAACAGATAGTCAAACTCTTTATCTCCAAGCTCCGGGAGGCCCTGCTCAAGGTCAGCGCAGACCGTTCGCTTCGCCGTCAAAGGCTCAAGATGCGCTGGGTTGCAATCGACAACTACGTCCGCGCGTGAGAACGGGTTTGCACCAGGCCCAATCTCCAGAACCTTCCAATGGTCCTCGATTGAATACGGCAACTTGACATAATCCCGAGCCGCCATGAGATCGAGCTTGTGAAAGCGAAGGCAGAAGGCCGGGTAGAAATGTATGTTTGGCTCCTCGCAGATGTAGGAGAAGCCGTGGTCTTCCACGAGGTCAATCAAGCCCTGCCTCGTGTAAGAGCGCATGTGATATCCGTATTGGTCACGCCTCGGCCCGAGCAAATGGCGAGCATAAAACGGATCACGAGTTTCCTGCAAAAGCCGTACCGTTTCCTCGTGGTCAGGCACGTCGAGCCGCAGGACGGCTCCGACCTTCATCACGCTGTCCAGCATGTCCAGAGCGGACCTGGCCTCGTTGAACGAGAGGTGCTCGAATGCGTGTCTGGCGAGGACTTCGTCTATTTCCCAATAGGGCAAGGGCAGATTGCCAAAACTGCCGTAAGCGTCGCAAACGTAGTCTTGATCCAGCGGCCCCTGGCGAACTGTGTCAATCGTTTTGTCTTGGTGACGTGCGTAATACTGATCGTCTGTCGTGCCGAACTTCTCTACCAAGTCAGGGCGATTAGAGGCTAGGAAGGTGCGCGGCCCCTTGACATCGACGTTGATCCAATCTCGCAAGTAAACGGAGCCCGAACCCACATGCAAGCGTTTCAGTTGGCAACCTCGGTGTGATGCACGGACTTTTCCACGAGCGGTTTCCCACACCAAGGGCAGAACCTGAAAGTCTCGCCTGTGTACCCTTGGGTTCCATAGCGCAATCCTTCGTTGATGATCGGCCCGTTCACCTTACCGATGTTGTCGCGGTAGCTCGAACAGTCGCACTCTATAGAGACATCTCTTTTCATCTGAGCATCTCCGGTCCAGACAAATGCCGGGTAGCTCGATATGTGGTTCGCATTTGATCTACCCTTGGGAAATACTTCTGATGCAACTTGCTTCCGTCAGCGACGCGGTGCCGCTGGTTCTCCTTTTTCCACTGATCAAGCTGAACGTGATGCCAGACGCGCGCGCCCGGGATACTTGCAACGCCCTTCCCGGCCAAGAGAACGCGAAAAGCCAGCGAATTGTCAGAGCCGTACATCGTCAGTTCTTCGTCAAACCAGCCGACTTGATTCCCTAGCTCGCGGCTGATGATGCCGAAATTTGCATAGAGCATTCCATAGCAGCTCCACGTCCTGTATGGCAACTTGCCCTCCGCGTAATAGAGCGCTCCCAAGCCTACATCGGGATGCGCTTCCATGAAGCCGACGGCCGCTTCCGCGTAGCCAGGTTGCACCTCAGCGTCGTCATTCAGGAAGACAACCCAGGTCCCGGTTGCATAGCGGAACGCTCGATTGTAGCCCTTCACGAACCCAAGCCGTGGCCGCTCGGGAAGGATTGTGATGTTGGCTGACTGGAAAACATTCTCGATTGGCTCATCCGAAGCGTCGGAAATGACCAACTCCCACGGCACCGGAGTATGAGCTTTAATCGATTTGACAAGCCGCTGAAGACTGGCCGGACGATTCAGAGTTCCAGTCACTAGGCTGAGGAGGGCGGCCATTCCTTGAGCAAGTCTTTAGCGGTTACAGGAGAGTAGGTTCCGCCTTTAATCCAAATCATCTCCCCGGGTTTGAAGGCTTCGAAGATGTTCCCAGAGACGTTATGGCGCGCGTAAGAATAATCAGCCATGATCCCCACAATCTTTGGAGCAGGCTTCCAGATAGAGAGCGCCGTCATACCTGCAACTGGAGCGGCCGTTAGTGATTGTAGAAAGTCTCTTCGTTTCATTTCTTCCCCTCGTTCGCCTTCGCCCTTAGATACTCAATCACCTTCCGCTTGATGCGCTCCATTCTCGGGTTGTTATTCGCCTTAAAACCGACGTGATCCACAGCCAGCGCGGTCCATCAGATAGACGCTGCGAATATCAGGACTCTGTATCGGGATGTGCATCAATGCCCCGTCACGCCAGTTGGCGCCGGAACTGTTTGAATCTGACAGGCTGTCAGTGAATTGTTCTTCAGGATTGTTCCAGCTCCGTTGTTCGTGATCTTGAGAGGGTTCATGCAGTTGTTTTCCACTAGCGTACCGGTTGCGTCAGAGTTCACATAGACCGTCGTTGGGCTGTTGTTCCGAACAACCGCTCCAATAGGGTTGCGCCAAGCTACGTCAATGTCTCTCGGGTTAAACCAAAGGTCATTGGAGAGCGCTTTGCTGCCATCGCCACTGCTTAGAACTATTCCAGCGGCAGATGGATCCTCTATTCCGTTGTCGTGAACCTTACTGTTTTGCACAATCTGTCCGTCTGCGCGTTCTCCTGCGTATCCATTGTAAAAATGGACTCCATAGCTTCCATTATGGTCGATTTCGCAGCCATCAACTAACGTGCCCCGTGCTGAGGCATAGATTCCATGCTGACGAGGAATTCCATTCAAAGCATGGTGAATCCTTGTCTGGATGAATTCGTTAAAGTCGCTTCCAGTGTGTGGAATCAAAATATTGTGCGTTAGCCCGCGTGAAATATCGCAGCGCAGAAACCGGATGTGATTCGCGCCACCTGAGAGATAGACAGTCTCATTCCCGCCACTGCTCGATGTTTCGCCGTCGATGAATAAGTCTTCGAAAATGATGTATTGAAAGGATCCAACCAGCCCCACCTTGCGGATCGTCGCCTTTTCGCCCGGGTAGGCTTTAATCGTGACTGCACTTCCCCATGACGTTCCTGAAGGAATACTTGATATCTTCGAATATGTGCCGCCACGAAGGAGAAAGACATCGCCAGGCTTTGCTGCTGATACTTTGGAACCAAAATCCGCTGGAGTGACTGTGTAAGTTGCGGCCCGTAGAGAACTGAATAAACCGCCTACGAACAGGAAGAGAGCAAGCCGCGCGCTCTTCATTTCCAGCATCTCTTTACTTTCCCTGGACTCCCACCGGCATGACCACATTCATGTCCACCTCCAAGCCAGCAGCTGGCGACGGATCGGATTCAAGCGTAGTCGTACCGGATGTGACGTATCCGCAGACCACGTAGAAGACCATCACGCTATTGGTCGAAAATGCCACCGGAATAACCGCTTGCCTTGCCGTTGCAGTCACAGAGACGCCCGTAAAGCTGTATGGGCCGCTTGAGGTTGGAGACGCTTTAATTCTCCAACCCGAAACCTTTGTGGAGTCGGTCGTCGGGTTGGTCCAGGTAATCGTGAAAGCCTCGCCGGGGAACTTCTTGATTCCTTCCGCCTGGGCTTGAGTTGAAGCAAAACATAAGCTTGCCAGCAACAGAATTTGAAATACTCTTTTCATCTCCGGTCATTCCTCCTCACGAATCCAGTCATCGGTGTAGGTTCAACGATGGATAAAGGATAGCAACGCATGAGCTCGCCGCCATCTAAGCCGATGTCCAGTTCCGTTTCCAAAAGCGCAAGATCAAATGTCTCGTCTGTCACAACGTCCCTGAGCAGGGAGCGGTCGTTATAATCGAACTCGCAGACATAGCGCATCTCATGCCGCCTTGCGCTTCTTGACCTGTTCGATTATCAGCCAACATCTGCAGTTTATAGATTCTGCAATCGGCGCCCGTGGATCCCTCGGGAACTTCAGGCCCGTCTTAAACTCCTCGCCAACCTTCCGCGTCTCGCCGTCAAGATCCTGATGGCTGTCCCTCACCTTCTCATCCCGCATCGATACCCACGTCTGCCGGATGTCTTCAATCGGCACAGGAAGCTGCAGGATCGCTATCTGCTGCGCCATTGAGGCAACCTTGCCAACGAGGTCAGAGGCTATCCCCGGCGTCCGGTTCCTGATGAACCGCTCATAAGCTTCGTTGATGCTGGTAATCGTGGCGGGAACTGATTTCTTCTTCTGCTGCGCGTCGGCAATGATCCCGATGATGCGCTTCAGCGTCGTGGCAGCAATCAGGACCAGCGCGGCTTCGATAAATTGCCGCGTCCAGGTCTCAGTTTGCACCGGGATAGGCGTCGGGCTGTTCCTGTCCGTGGTCTCTTCGAAGTCTTCAAGGTCGAAGTCTAGATCGAACGTCGTGATGTTCGTGAACTGCGCGGCGACGATCAGGAGCAGGATCAGCAGGCTGTCTTCCCAGTCTTCGTTATTCTCCTCAAGTTCCTGCTCAAGCCTTCGCCGAAGCTCGGCAAGCTGAACCTCTGGAAGTGGCTCGGCCTCAGCCGCCTGAAGCCCAATCCGGCTAAGAATTCGCAGTACACGGGCGCGCTCGACAACAAAGTATTTCCGCAACGCGAATTCAAGGCGCCGCTTGTGCCGCTCCGATCGCTCAATCCATTGCTGCCAAGCTCGGTCCCTGCGTTTGCGACGGAGCTGGGAGGCGGTAAGGATGTTCACAGGGACTTGACTTTAATCCTGATAGTCTGATCGTTAACGCGACCCTGCACCGTCTCAATATGATTCGTTGCTATGTATCTTTGGCCGATAGTTGGGTTGTTAAAGGAGACAAAAATCCTTGCAGAAGTAGCGTCAGTCGTGCCGCCATCACACACTATCGCTGGATCCCCAGGAGTCCAAGTCGATGTGAGCAGGGTATCTCCATCCGGCAGCCACTCTGACCAGTCGACCTCATAATCAAGGCGTGCATTCGGATCTTGGGTGAAGCTTGGAAAAGCCATACATCCTCAAGGGCACTCAGGCACAACAACAGTTCGGTTTCTAGAAGGAGCATCAATGCGGCGATCTGAGCTTGCGACTATGACGCGCCGTGATGCTGATGCAACGACTACGATACGACATGGGTTAGTGGGAGAAACAAACCCGCCACTCGCCGTGACTGTCCCGACCGAGCCCGTAGCGGATACGCCCGTGAGCTCAACCGTATTGTCGCCAGCAGGAGCAACTGAGCCCGCTGCGCTGGCGGCACTAACGCCGCTCAGGGCAACGGAAAGAACGACTGCAGGAGAGCCGGTTGCCGTAGAGCCAGCCGTGCCGGTGAGCCCTACGGCAGTCGATGGCGCGACGTTTCCCGCCGTGCCGGTAGCTGAATTGCCGGTGACTGCCTCTATTTCATCGCCAGCAGTGCTGACGGTCCCGACCGAACCGGTTGCCAGGTTGCCGGTTAATGCAACAGTCGTGCTCGGGCTGAGCGTCCCGACGCCGGCGGTTGCTTCTTGCCCGGACAGTGCTACGGAGGAGCTCGGGGCGACGGTTCCGACAGAAGCAGCGCCTTCGACTCCCGTCAGCGCTACTGAAACCGAGGGTGTGAGGTCGCCTGATGCTGCTGTGGCCTCAACTCCAGTGATGGCCGCAACAGTATCGTTGCCGGTTAGGACGGTTCCGACGCTGCCAGTTGCACCGATACCGGCTAAGGGAACCTCAGAAGACGGCTGAAGCGTCCCAACGTCAGAGGTGGCTGCAACCCCAGAGATGGGAATGCTGACTGACGCAAGAACTGATCCGGCTTCGCCTGTGCCCTCTACTCCGGTCGGAGCAACATTCCCACTCTCGGCAACCCCGACGGTTCCAACCGCGCCCGTCGCAGCATTGCCCGAGATTGGAACGCTAACGGACGGGACCAGCGACCCAACTGAGCCCGTCGCCTCAACGCCTGTGGGAGCAACTTCGCCACTCTCTGCGACGCCTACAGTCCCAACCGACCCGGTCGCGCTATTGCCTGAAACCGAGACGGTGTTCGAAGGCGTGAGACTGCCGACAGAACCGGTTGACGATGCTCCGGTGAGAGCTAAGGAGCCGCTCTTGGTATAGTCAAGAGTCCCAAGTTCTCCGGTGGCGCTGTTTCCTGAAACTGGAACTTCACTGGAAGGAGTGAGGCTACCGACGGAAGTAGTCGCCTCTATACCGGTCAGAGCAAGACTTCCGCTCTTCGTGACTCCCAGCGTATCAACTGCCCCGGTGCTTGCCACACCGGTTATTGGTATTGAGTGAGACGGGGAAAGCGTTCCTACTGAAACGGTGGAACTGACGCCGCTAACCGGAACAGAATGCGACGGCGTTAAGGTTCCGGCTGAACCAGTTCCCAAGAGCCCGGAGAGCGCCAGGGATAACGCGACTCCCAAAGTTCCGACAGAGACGGTCGCCGATACTCCTGTGAGAGCTACCGTGACATCAGGAGATGCAGGAACGGCCCGCTTGATGATCGGGTGAGATGGATGAGACCGTCCGAGGCGCGCCACGGCTTAACCTCAGAAGCCGACAATAACGTAACAGTAGGCATTGACCGCCGCTGCCGCTGTGGTGCGAATGCGCAAAGCACTGACAGCCGTAACCATCGGCTCACGGCCTAACGGGAACTGCATGACGTACTGATTGGTCGGTTGAACCAGTTGGGCGTCGAAAACCCGCGAAGCAACAATAGTTCCCTCTGACGTGCAGGTGTAGCCCGTGGCAGCAGTGCCTACTTCGAAGAACGTTGTCCCTGTCGGATTTGCTGGATCGTCAAAAGGAACGATCCCAGCCGCGACATGAGCCGTGACAGTTCCAAATATAGTGCCGGTCTCTAGCAGTTCACACTTGATTCCAGCCGCTGCAGCAGCGCCATCAAAGGAAATTCCCCACTCTGTTACCTTGAACTTAAATGCCGTGACGCCCTTCACCTGAAGCAGCGTCTTGATCGCCGTCCCGGTCGTGACCACGGCTTGCGCCGCCGTTGTTGGAGCCGGCCCATTGAAAATTTTATAGAGCATGGAGTTGTCCTTACGCGATTCTGATCAGGCCCGTCGAAGCATCATTCGTCGGCATCGTGAGCGTAAAAGTGCCTGCCGTCACAGTCTGACTCCCAAAAGTATGCACACTCACCGCTTTGTCTCCCTGCGTCGAGTTGTAAATCAAGACGGCATCGAAGGCAGTTGACAGCGTGACGGTCGTGAAAACAATATTCGCCGTCGGAGTCGAAAAAGCCGTTGTGCCCGTGCTCGATGGCGCAATCCAGTCCGGAGCGCCGGTAAGATCGACTCCGCCAGCGACATAGTTTGTGCCGCTGACCTCACCCGTCGAATTGTAAACCGTATCGCCTGGCCCACGGGATGCTGACGCGAGATAGAGCGCGGCCTTGAAACTATCCGGGGTTGTCCCTGCCCGCACCACAGACGTTCCGAGCGCATGAATGCCGTTAAGCAGTTGAACCTTAAAACTTGTTGCCATGCCCTGAGAGTTTGCCACTTTATCCTCCTATCGATGCCGCTTCGCCAAATGCGCTCACAGCTTTTTTTAATCTGACATGAACACTGCGATGGACAAGTTCATCTTGCAGCCAATACTCAACCCAGGTTGTATATTCGTTGTCGTCGTCCACGAAACCTTCCTTCTTTTCTAGCAGAGATTCTTCCATCTCACCGTGAATGGTCGTGATCATCATTGGACTTTTCTCCTCACCAATTCGCCGCGCGCTGCACGGCCTGACTTACAATCACAGATCTTGGTAAATAACCAGCTGCCGGTGCAAGAGCAGCAAACACTCGCCTGCTCGACTGACGGAACTCTAAGAATGGATTATTGTAATCTGATGCAATTTCAGCAGGTGTTAACACGCGGTTATAGATCCTAACATCATCCAACAGCATCGAAGCATTAAACCCGGTAAAACTGGAGTAGATTCGTCCAAATAACAAAGGCTCAGACACAGAAGGTATGGCACGAGAGCCTGTCGATGTCTCTACAGTTCCATTGACCCATAAAATATTAACCCCCGCTACCTGCTGTGCAACAACTCGATACCAGGTGCCATTGATTAGTGTAATATCTCCAGAAGCTCCTTCGCTATAGAACGGAAACCTCAATTGCCCGACGCTGCCAAAAGCTATCACCCAACCTGTATCACTACCGGATAAATGAGTAATGATCCCTTTGGTAGTTTGCGCAGTTGCAGTTGGCAGAATGCTGAAACACACTGAAAAATTGTCCGTCAGGGCGTTGATATCTGCATAATTCCCACAACTAACAAAATCATCACTACCGTCAAATCTAATTACGTGGCCATATTGTCCACTAGCCCAAGTGGGACCATTCGAAAATGTTCCATCCTTTCTAAAACCACTTACGTCATACGCTTTCAGCCCGCTCCCTTCATTCATCAGCCAATGACCGATACAGCCACGGTATCGTGGATGGTTACGGAAACCACCCGCAGAGATGAGGCCTTGCGCGGGCTTATAAATCATTTAGATGACGGTATTGAAGACGCCCGTTCCATTGATGACGTGGTTTCCACCAGTTGCGTGCAAAGCCGCCACCGTGTCGTGTGTGACAAAGAGCCCATGATTCTTTGGCACACGTCCCCCAAAGGCTTGAGCAATTCCAACAGGTCCGAACCAACAAACCAAGCTGGCTGTTGCATCGACGAACATCCTATCAAGCAGGCGAAGCGAAGACTTCTTTACGTTGACGCTCGTTACTGTTTCTGCACTATCGGTTCCGTCAAAAACGTCGGTATAGGTTGGCGTGTCGTTCACGCTTCCGTAAAGCCAGACCTCGATTGCCTTATCTACAGTCGGCGTGGTTCCGCAGGTGATGCGCCCACCGACCAGATATTCCGAGTAAAGGTCGCTTGTGTTACTGATGGCGGTGCTCTCGCGGCCTGCAACCAAGGTTGTCGAACTCGCCAAGCTGGTTAAATCAATCGTGTAGGCGAAGCTGGATCCATAGGCTTCCTTGACATCTGCATTCGGTGTCCACAGTCCAGCCAGTGCGGGACTCTCAAACCAGTTGACCTGATGACCTTCGTGGCGAGCGAAGAACCCTTCAGCCGAGGCGAGAGCTTGCCGCACATCTGGAGGCAGCCGGTGAGTCAGACCGCAATCCCAGCACGCAACCTGTTTAGGTTGCCATCCACCCAGCGGCGCGGCACTCTTGCGAATTCTCCGGGCAAGAGCAGCGTCGATCAAACGGTCAACGAACATCACGGCAGGTTCCTCGCATTCGTCACTTCGATGTAGCTCACAGTGCCTTCAAACGTCATCGTAGCGGGAGCAGCTACTGATCCAGTGCCAGTCGAGTACAGCTTTTCAGCGCGTAGTGACGAGCGTTTCCACAAGGCGAGCAGATTGGCTCGGGTGGTCACTCCACCGGCTCCGCTGAAGATATCGTCGAAAAATTGCCGGTTATCTAGTAATGACGGGTTGACTCCTCCAGCAAGGTACGCTGCTACGGTTTGAAGACGCGTCTGGTTTCCAGTGGTCAGCCCAGCAAGCTCTGCACCGTTGAATTTCTTCCCTACTTCATTGATCGACACGTTGGTTTTCCAAACCGTCCAGGTCGGAGCGGCTAGGGCATTATAGGCGTCGGCAATCGCTTGATTACCGTCGGGAGTATTTGGATTTGCATTGAGCGTTGAATCGGCCAGGATATCGGCCTTGAGCGTGGCGAGTTGTGCAGGTGTTAGTGGCATAGATGGTATTTCTTAGTTATGGACAATTCAGTCCGCCTTGAACAATGACTCCATTCACCTTGACGCACGGCCCCGCAGGAATTGTAATCGTGATCACCGGAGCAGCGGGCGTCACAGTCACTGTGGCTGATGCCGATGCTGTTCCGCTCAACCCTGTCGCTGTGGCCGTGTAGGTTGTCGTAGCCACCGGAGACAGCGATTGAGTTCCGCTAACCGCCACTACTCCAACCCCAGGAGCAATGCTGACGCTCGTTGCGTTCGTGGAACTCCATGTCAGCACCGATGGCTGGCTCGAAAGTATGTTTGCAGGATTAGCTGAGAACGTAATCGTCGGAGCGGGTGGAGGCGGCTGCCCGCCTACGTCAGCAGCCATGTCAGCCGTAATCTCAGCCGCAGTCTGGACTCGATTATAGATTCGAACATCGTCCAAAACTCCAGTGAAGCCAAATCCAGCGATGCTAGAGTAGATGCGTCCAATAACTAGATTAGCTGAAGGAAGAGACTCAACAACTTGCGGGCTTGTAGACGTTTGCAAGACTCCGTTTACATATAGCTTGCTGATGCCGGAATCCTGAATAGCGGCTACATGGGCCCACTCATTCAGCGGCATACTATTGCTACTGTTAGTTGATGCCCCCACGTTATATTGTGGAAATCTGACGGCTCCAGTGCCATCAAAGCCAATTGTAAATCCATTATCTCCTCCATCGTTATGAGCCAACAGACCCTTTGTCGTGTTACTGGCTGTAGGCTTTACCCACATGGAAGCGGTAAAGTTGTTGGTCAAGTTGAAGGCTGCTGCTGCCGGAACTGTAACGAAAGCTGAACCGTTGAATTGCAGGGCGTTTCCATGTTTACCCGCTACGAATGTTGCCCCTGAGATCGTCCCATTAAGTCCGTTAGAACTGGAATCTACTGCAACTGTCCCAGACGTTTCGTTGAATGAATAGGCTGCTATAGGCGGCTCGTTAGACTGTGGCGGTTGTACTGGAGGGACAAGGAAAGCAACCTCATTCGATTTCCCGCTCTCATTGCCAGATGTATCGAATGCTGAGAGTGCGAAAAAGTACGTCGTAGCTGGCGACAACCCAGTGACCGTGTGTGTCGTCTGGAGTCCAATCTGCGTCGGCGAACCGTAGGCTCCTGAAGCCGTGCCATGATACAGTCGATAACCAGCAAGATCTGACTCAGTGTTGGCATTCCAAGATAGATTTACTTCGTCCGAATTAGCTAGTCCGAGGAAAACGGATAACAGCAGAAGCATCGAAACGAAATGTATTCTTACGTTTGACTGCCTCATTTTCATCCTCCAAACAATGTGAGCAAATCCTGCTACCCAAATCCCACTTGTTCTTTTCAAGGATTACCAAGCAGCATCGACGGCATAGCCGATTGATTCCATTCTTCGCCAAACACAACCGGCAGACTTCCTCTTGCTGGATCTCTTTCTCGCCCGGCTCGGACCACGCCACCGCTGGGACGTGGCACATGTGTTTGTAGTTCTCAATTAGAAAGCCACAATCCTCGGCTGGCCATTGATCTCTCGGGAGATTCCATGCCATATCACTGAGTTAACTTCCCATTCCTCTTCACTGCCATTGCCTCTTGCTCGTCTTCGTCCGGCTCTATCCGCTCGGGTAGCAGATCAAGATTTTGTCCCTTGCCGCTGCGCTTTAGGCCGGCTGTCGGATTCAAGGTGTAAAGCTCCTTCAGCGCAGGCAATGTCAGAACGCCCAAGCCATCCAGCCTTGGCTCGAAATCCAGTTCTGCCCTGGCCTCATCAATCGAGAGAATGTCATGCGCAACATGGCTTGCCAGAATGTCGGCGTCTACTTTGTCGTCGGCCGGATCGATGTTTTTCCAGAAGAATTCCAGCTTGAGTACATCGGGATCGCCTAGGATCTCGCCAATCTTCGGCATGACCCGCTGATTCATCTTGGCTTGAATCAGACGAGCAATCGTTTTCGGCCCGTCCCTTAGACTGGAAACCCGCTGAACTTCAGCCGTCGTGCGGTTCACGTCGCGCTCAATCGAGAAATCAATCGGCTTCAAATCGAAGGCGAAGCTGACCGACCGAACCAGCATTTCTTGATAGGCCAGCATCAAGCCGCTGTCGCCACCAGGTTTTAGATCAACGGCGCTTACTCCACCTTGCCAGCCCAGAAAGCCAGGAGTGGCGCGGCCCTTGATGTCGTTTTCCCACCAGCTACGTATCAGGTTCAGCTGCGTTTCGTCGGGCTGACCTTCAAAGAAAAGCAGGATCGGCGGATAAGCTTCCGAAGCAACGCGGCGCTGATAGCTCGTGATCGAGAGCCAGCCATCCATGATGTCGATGACGGTCTCGAGCGGCGACAGCCCGAACGGCGTCCAAGACCGTTTCCGCATCGACAGATATTCAATGTCTTTGTCCAGGAACTGCTCGCCGAGAGTGCCATCATCCATGAGCTGCGCCCAGCGCGGCTTCTTTGGATCTCCTTCCCATTTCAGGTTGCTGGCCAACGAATATCCGGAGATTACCTCCAGGCTCAGCGTGTTGTTGTTGGGAATGAAGCGGGGTTTTTCGACATATTCCCAAGCGCCAGCATCGAAGACGAGAACATCTTCCACAATCTGAGCAATGAAGCTCTGAAGGTCGTCGTCTGTCGTGTTGGGGTTGTCGAAAACCGTGAGAACTTTATCGATCAGCGGCGAGAGCTGAGCGGATAATGCCTTATCCTTGCGCAGAACCTTTTTTAACTGTATGCCGTAATCGAGGCTTGAGACTGCGTTCCTGATCAAGCGAATTGCGCGCGAGGGCAGAACCGATTCCGAGAGCGTCTTCAGATCTCTGACGTTGCGCTTGAAATTCCGCTGCTGATAGGGCGCGCCAGTAGACGGCCACATCATGCGGTTCCACGGCACGGTTTTGCGTTGGGCGGCTTCGAGGACCGGCTGTGGAACAAGCTCTTGGCGTCCGATGCGCTCCAACGACATCAGGCCGCGGGCTTCGAGGAGTTCTAGCACTGTTATTTGGAATTGGGTGCGACGCGATGAAGGCCAAACTTCAGGACTCGTGCAAGTGTGATTGCGGGATCTTGCCCACGATGTTCTTTAGGCTCTGATTTTTTTCGCCCTGCTTCAATCGCCTGACTTCGTCGCTGCTCAATATCTCCGCGTTTTTTCGCTTGTCCCATCAGTGTTTTGTCTCCTTCTCAAACCGCGCCAGCAGCTTCGGGGCGTGCGCTCCCAGGCCAGCCGCAAGCGTCACAACCAGATCAATGACGAGGTATAGCGGGAAGAACAGGCCCATGAGCCCGAGCCATGCCGTGCGCTTCTCGCTGCGGAAGTTCATCATGTATACGAGGCTGAAGACTTGTCCGGCCAAGAGATAGACGAGGGCGAACCAAAGCCACTGGTGAAGGGTCATGTCACCGCATCGCTTTCATGATTGTTTCAAGTGCATCCGCTGTTCTTGGTTCAGTCTCAAAGATTTTCAGGGCTGCCTCAATTCTGTCAAGTTCGGCAAGCAGTACGGCACGGCGCGACTGTAAATTCTCTTTAATTGTCGGCGTAAATTCGTTCATGTCTGGCTCCTCATGTGAAGAAAAACACCTTTAGCTGCTGCAGCCGAATCAAAGCTTGGCTCGTGGCGTCAATCTGGTCCCAATAATCTCCGTGTGGCGCCGCTGCCCATTCCTCGATGTAGTCCATCGTCCACGGCGCGATGGCCGGGTGAGGCAGATAGACGTTGCCAGATTCGATTCCAGGCAAGACCGCTTGGGCCCGGGCTTCCTTACCGCCTTGTGGCTCGACTTCGATAATCCCGCTTATCTCGTGGCGCAGGGCTGAGATGACGGCCGGCCCGTTGGCTTTGTCCTCAACGAGCTTCTCATGCGCCGCCGGCCATTTCTTCGTCAGGGCCCGGACAGCTTCAAGCGTTACCGAGAAATCCATCTGGCGTCGGTCCTGATCCATCAGGAACCGGTCGGCGCCCTTGGAACCGATGACCTGGCCAACGACAAACGAGCCGCCCTTCTTATCCTTGAACGCCATGTCCCAGGATTGGATGATTTTGTCAAAGTGCGGCTTGCTGTGGCCGTTGCCTTCGACTGGTACCATTGGAAGCGGCACGCACCGGGATTGAATCAGAGTGCCATCGGCAAGCTGAAACGACGGCGCTGGCAATGGATTCTCTGGGTAATGCCAGAAGCCCCACCAATGACGCTTCGCGAGCCCGCCCTCTTGCGGAGAAGGATTCTGCTGGTGCTGGCCCGCAAACTTGTAAGCCCCGAGCCTAATCTTTTGATCGTCGATGAAGTCCTGCTTGAACCGCTTCGGAAACAGGAGCTCGCCGCGCTCAGTCCGCGGATCGCTGAAACCTATTGAGGTCGAACACTTCCGCTCTGGAATGAACTCCGTAGGCAGCGACAGCACTTCATAACCGCCTTGTGCTATCAGGTGTCCGGTCAAATCCTGGTGGTGCACGCGCTGCATTATCAACACATGCGCCGTGTTCTCAGGATCCACGAACGAGCCGGACATCAAGCCGTCCCACCAATCGAGGACGGTTTGACGCTGGACATCGCTCTGCGCCTGCTCCGGGTCGTGCGGGTCATCGCCAATGACAAAATCAGCGCCCTGGCCAATCGGAGACGCGCCAACAGAGCACGACAGCCGGTAGCCCTTGCGGTCGTTCTCGAAATACATCTTCTGGTTTTGATCGGAGGTGAGCTTAACGCGGTCGCCCCAAAGCTGCTTGTACCACGGCGATTCAACGATGGTGCGACAGTGGCGCGAATCTCTCACGCATAGCTTCATCGCATGAGAGCCGAAAAGCCAGCGCGCTTCCGGCTTCGTTGTCCAGGTCCAGGCCGGCCAGAAGACTGAGACGGTTTGCGACTTCAGGTGGCGTCGAGGGACGTTTATGATCAGTTTCTTGATCTGTCCCTTGCTAACCGCCTCGAGGTGCTCGCAGATGGCGTCAACGTGCCAGTTCCAAACTAGGCGTCGACCGGGTTCAATCAGCTTCCACGCCTGCCGCACGAAGTCCCGGAGCGAGCCGTCACATAACAGCCTGTCCAGTGCCGCTAGCTGTTCCTTGTTCAAGGAATGCAGCCAGGAGTCGATTTCTTCGGTCGTCTTCGGTAAGGAAAGGCCCGTAGTTGTTCCCATCAGCGTCTAAAACGGAAATCTTCTTTGCTGCATTCAGGCCAAGCAGCTCAGAGCGCATGTGGATGCACTTTAGGACGCCATCCATAAAACGAGGGTCCCCAGCCTGCTCTTCCTCCCGAATGCCATCCTCCACGCTTGAATCACGACCAGTCTTCGTCTTGCTGCTAGTGACTTTCCTGAGGCACTGAGAGCGTTCCCATGCCGCCCTGAACTCCAGCTCAGCATCGTCAATCTTTGCGACCTCAACCGCGCGTGCTTCGTCAAAGTCGCGGATGGAGGATTCAAGCCAACGCTGGCGAACTATCTTCAGGTCATAGGAGACTTGCTGCTGCGTTATGCCGAGCTCTTTCCCTATCTTCCATTGGGACATGCCACGCACATAGCGAGCAGCGACTTCCGCAAGTTGTTGTTCACGCCCATCATTTGTTTCAGTAACGTTCGCTGCCATAACAAACCATCAATAATCACAAACCAGTTTGGACGGGAGTTGTTCTAGATCTTCCTCGCCTGTTCCCACGATTCTGTTTTTCCAGGCAACTGTTGCCATACGCTTTCAGCATCTCCACCGCCGCCCTAATCCGTGCCAACTCCCGCGGCTCCAGAACTTCGAAGAAGTCACCTTTCAGCCGAGTCCATGCCCTTGACAGCAACTTGCCTTGGCTATTCTCAAGGACCGATACCCACTGCGTTTTCTGCGATGGCTCTAAGCGATAGATTTCAGCCTGACCGATAAGCTCCATCGTCACGACGTCATCCAGCTTTGCCATCACCGGATTGTCTGCGAACACAGTGAACCCAACGTCTTGACCGGCGTGAGTGAACCGACATTCGGCCAGGTTCACTATCCCGCCGCCTTCGCTGCCTTGCCCTCAGTCAAAGCCTTCTGGCGCATCACGAGCTCGCCGGACTTTTCAACCAGCTTCTCAACTACCCGCTCAGCAACTTGCCGCTGATGCTCCCAATAGCTGCGCTTGACCTCGATCGCCGCAATCATCCGGCCCAGCTCGCGACATTCAATTAATTCGTCTTGCGTCATTGGCTGAGACCAGATTTCTGTCAGGAACATTTACCCCAAGACTCCGAAGCCTTCACAGGATCTTGAGTGCTGATAGAGCGGCGTCCGCTCCTCCCCGACATGCTCAATGAAGAACGTCCTCGAGGCCTGGCTCACTCGGAACCTGGGAGCAAGTAAGGCTCGAGCGGCTGAGATGTCGACCGTCAGGCGAAACTTAGGCTTTCGTCGCTTGGTATCGATGAAGGCCGCTTGCTTCTCAAGGAGCGTCAAGGCCTGTTCTTCGTCGACCGCACGAAAGAATGCGCCAGCGGCATCGTAAACCGAATAAAGTTCCATGTTGTGATTTAGGGAAAAGGAGTCCTACAGAAGTGGTTTTCCGGGCAACTTACGGCTGCCAATCAAAGGTCAGCGTCCGGCAACGCCGAAGAGTGGGAGGTGTGTTCACTCTTGTGTCTGCGGCAATCTGTAGCACAAGATTATTAGGAAATCTATTATTTTATGCGTAGGCGAGAATTT